AGCAGCAGCCAAAGCAATGACAAGACTACCTCCACCAGTGAATATAGCAGCAGCAGCACCAAATGCAACAATAGACAATGTTCTGAGCCCGGTAGATGCAGCTGCGGCAGACTTGCCTGCTATCTCAGAGCTTGCGGCAGCTTGGCCGATAGATTCGCCTGCAACGGCCATGGATTTATCCGTCTGCTCCGCAGAAATAGAAGCCTTACGGATTGCTTCATCCATCAAGAACAGCGATTCAGAGAAATCTCTTGTAACTGCTTTTGCTTCTTCTGCACCTGCGTTAACAAAGTTGAACAGGTCCGAAATCAGGTTTACGCCTTCGTTGATTGCAAGACCAATTGCAAGGTTTGCTCCAATTCCACGGAAGTCAATTGAAGCTAATTTTGCTTTTTTCCCTGCCGCTTGAAGTTGATTGCCAAGATTAGCAAAGGCACCTCCGGCTTTCTGTGCCTGGGAACCACCATAGGCGATATTAGATCCAGCCTTATTGATTTCAAAACTAACCTTGCCAGATTCAATTGCAGTCAATCCAAGAGCATCAGAGAACTGCTTGTTTGTTGTCAGACCAGCCTTCTGCAGGTTTGAGAATAGCTGCTTATGCCTGGTATTAGCTTTCATGACCTCAACGAGGCTAGTGCCGGCCTTTGCTGTGCTTTGAAGCCCACCTGCTGCAGCGCGAGAACCCGTATTAATACCGACAAAGGATGCAGTAGCCTTAGTCAACCCAGATAGCAATCCACCGGATACATCTTTGACACGCTGCAATGCACCAGCAAATCCAGTCAGGCTTGTTGCGCTAGCACTTGCCTGGAGCTGTTTTGCGCCATTGCCGGCACTAATTAAGCTCTTTCCAAATTCAATCGCATTAGAGGATGCAGTTTTTAAAATATTTAGACCGACAATTGCAGCCTTCAACGTTAAAATAACGCCAACAATATTAACGACAATACCAATGAGTCCTCCAAACTCCTTGCCTAGTCCTAGAATACTCGCAAGAACATTTGCAATAGGATCAAGTAAGGCAGTAATTACATCAAGAGCTTTTAGTAAATTATTAACGAAGATCTCTAGTCCTTTTGCTGTTTGATTGAGAATAACAACAAACAATCCAAAGACTTTAGTCTGACTGAACCTGTCAAAGAATTCAGACACAGCCTTGCCAATAGCAAGGAAACTCTTGATCGCAGGATCAATTGCCGCACCAATGCGAGTCAATACCTGCAGGTTGATGTTCTGGATATTATTTTGTAATTGCTGAATGGTCGCATTGCCGCTTTCGATACGTCTTTTAAGTTCTTCTACGCCATTAGACATCTTGTTGACGGCGTCAACAAAAACAGGGGCGGTAATGGCACCCTGCTCAACCAGTTCAGTTAACTTCTCGGTCGAAACACCAAGGGCATCAGCAAGTTGAGTTCTGAACGAACCATCAAGTTCAGAGATCTGCTGGTTAAGTTCTTCAGCCTGTAGTTTGCCTTTGGAAAGGACCTGAGCAAAAGCCTCGAAGAGTCGGCCAGACTCTTCTGTATTCAAACCAAGAGTTTGAGTTCTTGCTGTAATATTCTCAATAAACTGACTGGATGTTTGTGCAGAAGCACCCACAGCAATCAGGGCAGGCAGCATTCGCTTATAGCTTTTCTCTACCTGCTGCACAGGTGCGCCGAGTCTATTTGCGATAGCTGTTGCATCCTTAAATTTATTGTTGACCTCCACCTGGGTCAAACCTACATTCTTTAACGCAAGATCAAAGGCCTGCAACTGCTTAGATCTATTGACATAAGCATTTAGGGCACCAGTAATGGCATTGAAGCCACTTGCGATAGCAACAAAACCAGCCTGAACAGTTGCAATTTTGCTTAATGTACTAAAAAATCTACTAAAACCTGGCGTTGTTTTTGCAATTTGAGCATCTACGGCCTGGATTCTTTTGTTGAGATCAGCCCACCCTTGTCCGGCCGCTGGTGGAATGCTCGGGAATCTTGCCGTTGCATCACGAAGCTTGACAAGCTCATCTCTTTGGGACTGCAGGTCAGAAAGACTACCTTTCTGAATACCAGAAGCTTGTCTTAATGATGCGTTTAAAGCGTTTATACTTTGAACTGCCTTGTATCTTTCTTGTGTTGAAAGAGATTGCTTGTTAATTGTATCCTGTAATTCTTTCTTCTCAATCTGAAGTGCCGCAATGCTACCCTTCTGAATACCTAAGGCAGCCTGTAAAGCCGAAGTAGCTTGCTTTAGCTTATCATCATATTCAGCATATTTTGCGTTTGTCTGAGCAAGAGCGTCCCGTTTCTGCTTGTAACTATTAACAGCTTGACGCAGACTTGTTAAAGAACCTTCCTGTGTTCTAGTTAGTCTTTGTATTTCGCCGCCAAGTTTTCTTACCGAAGTGCTAGTTCTGTCGGTATTCTCTCCAAGAGAAGTGACCTCCTTTTCGCCAGTTACCTTGAACTGGGTCTCGAAGACAAGTTTCCTACCTTTAGCATCAAATATCTTATCTAAGCTCGAAAGATCCCCTTCAAGCGCATCAAGTATAGCGAGCTTAGTTTCTTCTACTGTTACGCCAACCTTAACGGGAATCTCAATCATCCCATGCAGTAGAAAAGCTAAATTAGTCTGCCTACAAAAAAACCCCGCCGGAGCGGGGCTTTTGAGCGATAATTTGGCTATCAGGCGTTCGCGTCGATAGCAAGTTGGTAAGCACCGTAACCAACCAAGTCAGCACTCCAGGATACGATAGAACCAGCCTCAACGGACTCGGAGTAGCCGCTCAGTGTGCCGTAGCCGTAAATGGTCTCATCGGTGCCGGTAGGGCCAACACGAACGAACTTCACGCGAAGGCCATTGGCCACGGTGTTCTGTTCGGTCAGGCGCAGGACCTGATAAGCAGCATCCTTGAAGTCAGCAACGCCCTCAAGGGTCACACTCCAGGACTTGGAGGTTGCCACGGAGACGTTGAAGCCACGGGTCTCATCGTCATAGGTGACGATGTCCTCGCTGTTGGTATCGGTTTCCAGCGAAGCATTGGTCAGGCCATACAGACGGAACGGCTTGTCAGCGCCGTCCATGTCGTAAGCAGTGCTCTCAACAGTAAAGACGCCGGTAGTTGCATTATATGCAACAGTTGAGTTAGAGGCAGCAATATTCAGACCATCGCCAGCAGTCGTGGTATCGGTCTTCAGGAATGCAGTAGTAGCAGAAGTGCCAGTTCCGCTGGTTACACCAGTGAAGGCAGCATCAACCTCGCTAGCAAAGAGCGGGAGGATATAAACGTCGTAGCCAAAGGCTGCAGAGTAATTGGCCATGGGTGAATTGCCGGAATGCCGGAAAACAGAGCAAAATCGGGGGATTCACCCCACTAACGTAGTGTTCCTACAAACGGTAACCTACCTTTTGCCCTTATAAATCATCTAAAATATTAACTGCATCTTGATGTAATCCAGCTTTTTCTGGAATCAGAACCATAGTTTGAACTCTCGCCCTTAAGCCTTGCGCCGTGGCCAGAGTTTCAATAGATGTCGATCCATAGAATAGATGCATTACACGCTTCACCGCTGCATCCAGTGCAGAGCCTGTGGCCGGATCCCAGACGATCAAGAATAACTTCCATACGGTATTAAAATTAGACTCATCATTTATATAGTCTTGACGAGTAATATCACCAGAGTCATGTATAATACATTCAAGTCCAGCCTGGGACTCTAGCAACGGTAATTGCTGACCAGGAGTTAAAATTGCAATAGAATCGCTTGTACTGCCACCTTTAAAAGTGTATGTACCCAAGAGCGAAGAAAAGGTTACATCATTGGCCAACACATTATATATTGTCTCTGGCGTTGTAGCAAAAGTCTGAGACATTGCCGTCTCCATCAGTGGTTTAGTCTGCCAGGCAAGGAATCATAATTTAGACAATCGCAGAAGCGCTTTATGAGAAGCCCATTTGCCCTAAACCCTTTTGAGATTGTCAACTCAACGGCTCAATGATCTCCAAGGCAATTCCGGCTCGTGAGAGAGCCAAAGATTACCTTTACAATCTTGAGGCAATGACTAATAAAGAAGCTAAAAGCTTGTGGCGTCAATCCATTAAAAACGCTTGGAATAACTGCTGCGCTTATTGCGGCAATCCGCCAATTGACGACAAAAGCCTGACGCTTGATCATGTCAAGCCAAAGGCAAAAGGTGGGGAGGATCGAACAAGCAATTGCGTTCCTGCTTGCAAAAACTGCAATCATTCGAAAGGAAGCGAGGATTGGCTGACATGGTACCACCGCCAAATCTTCTATAATATTGAAAAAGAGCAAATCATCAAAGAATGGCTGGAAATGAGATATCACAAATATCCAATTCCAGTCTCTGGTGATGTTTACGATGTAGGTATATTCATCAATCAACAAGCGGCATAATGACATTTTCCTCTGCGGCGTACTTGCCGCTACATTTTGGCACATGAACCTTGATCACCCTCCCGCAGGGTGATGTCAGTTCTCTGATTTGATCGTATGAAGATTCTTGGGCAATAACCATAGCCTTTACCTGATCGCCTTCTATTAATGGCGCCACGAGCATTACGTCCTCACCAATGAAGCCAAGTAGCTGAGGCGGTAGGCCAGAAGCAGATACCTTGAGATCCTTGTAGGCAAATAGTGCCCATTGCGGGAACTTCTTGATCCTAATCAACTCAAGCGCAGCAGCGCCATAGACAGAAGACGGAATATTCATGTCCTCCCTGTTCTGGTACAGGAAGAAATCACTCATCTTGAATGGCTCTCGTTTCTTTTTCGGATCTCGGCTATTATTAGCAAACAGGGAAGACAGCAGTGAGATAGGCGCTTCCATCATGTGATGGCTGCGCATTTGCAATTTCAACGCATTTTCATACGCTGATATCACATATAAATAAGGTAAAGAGCTATAATTATTAAGGCTAAACTCTCTGTCTCCACCAAATATGAACTTTAATTGCCAAAATATATCTTCAAACGGAATCTGGTTGTCCCATTGTCCGTTGTTTACTTTCCCACAATTTCAGCGGCCTCTTCTTCTGCCGATTTAGCACTTACGGCTTCCTTGTTTTCTTCCCTATCGTAGAGCTTGCTCAGTCCATCAAGGATCACGGGGTCAAGGCCGAGGGTATCGTCTACCGTCCACTCATGATTTATGCGAGTTTGAAGCAGGATTGTTGCAGCGGCAATAGCACGTCTCTGCATCGAATCACTCATTTTGGCAGTAGCCACTGAGAGCTCTTGCCCGTAGTTCTCGTTAATCGTTACAGCAAGCTTTGAATCAAGCTTACCCGACATGGCCTCAGTGATACCAACGTAAGCCTTATCGGGACCAATCTTCAACTCTCTGGACAGCCTGTTGGCAAGTTGCACGATATATGAAATACCATCAGACCCCTGCATGAAGCTATCCACAAAGGCCTTTTCTGCTACAGACAAGTAACCCTTGCGCTCGATCTCAATAACACCAGACTCTTCGTCGCCAATCTGGATGATTTCAATATTGCGCTTTGGCTGAACGACAAAAGGTAACTTTGCCATTTTATCTCTTTTAGCGGCATAGTGTACCAATCAACTGATACGACTTAGCTTTTCCGCTAGGATCTGATTGAATCTCAAGGTATAAATACCTTCAAAGTTGAATTGAGGAACAGGTCCTCCCCCATTCAACACAGAATCAATCCACGGACGAGGGGGCATGTATATGATAACGCGAGGATTGCCGTAAGGGAAGATGTATCCACCATAATGAACAATTCCTGCATATTCTTCGCCATAGTAAATTCTGAAATTATTCGCAGTTACGGTTATCCTTAAGGAATCACGCAGGGCACCAGTATCAACAATATCCCCATCGCCATACTCCCATTGCCATGCTTTATTTTCCATTGCCTCGCCAAGTGCTATCTCAAGCTCTTCTGCCATATAGACCATGGTTTCCATATGGGCTTCTTCTACTTCCTTGGGAAATCGCGACCGAATTGTCTTCAACTTTTTAGTGTCAATCGGCGCAACAGCTAAAGAGGCAGTAACCGTTGCGGTTTGGCTATTTGTCTTGAGGGCAGAAACAGCGGAAGATATTTGCCTAAAAGCTGGAGACAGGTTTCCTTTTATTTTTACCGACATTAGTTCTGGACTTCAGAGCCAGTCAATTGAATTTCAACGCCACCAAGAGCAGGATAAAGAATTTCATCAATCCCGTCCCCGCCGTATTTGCCGCTAGAACGCTGGACAACAGCTTTCATTACAGGATCATTGCCAAACTTAAATTCAACTTCCTTGCCGGGCAATAGAAAAGCCTCTTGTGCTGTGATATCAGTAAAGGTATAAGACGAAAGATCACCAAGCCAATTCACATTATTAGGCAGCAGTAGCTTTTGAAGCGCATAACCTCTGTAATAGAACTGATCACCACTAGCACCAGGCAACATGCGCCCTTCTAATTGCGATTCAAGCGGAAGACGCTTAGATCCCGACGTAACACCATTATACTGTTGTCTTGTGATATAACAACGAACTACATAGATCGAACCTGTCGCAACGGTCGGTCTGCCGTTGACAATACTCACCGCACCCTGGGTTTGAGTCTTAATAAGACTGTTGGCATATTCAAGTAATGGACTTGCCATGCCGCAGAATAACCCTAGACTAGAC